TTCATCGGCTTTCTTCTGTTTACCCGGTATATATTTAAAAAAATATTTATTGTATTCTTTGTTATTTTCTTTATTATAAAGCTTTTTAAATTCTTCATATTTGGTTGCCTTTTCACTGCGCATCTCAACTATCGTTTTTTCATTACCGTAACAATTGACATTAAACCTTTTTAATAAGCCTTTTTGCTCTAAGCGGTTTTTCGCTTGAACATTGATTAAATATTGCGCCATACACATAATGCGTTCATGGTCATAATAAGGTCGGTCCGCGTAAAGAAATGCCAATAGAAATAATAACATCGTTTCAATTGTTGCCACTTTTACCGTCTGATTTTTTATTTTTATAGCATTGAAGCTAAAACAGCCGGACGGCTCATAAATAAAACACAATGTATCATTATCGACCGCAATCTCATAATGCGTGATGATAATATCATTTCCTACGCCAGGCTTTTTATTAATTTTTACATTTTTAAATCCGGCTTCTTCGAGTTTTTCTTTTAAAGTATACGCGATTACTTTGGGATTTTCAGCCAATACGTCAAAATCAGGCACATGTTGTAATTGTTTTTGTTGATTCGGTGGCATGTAGCGACTATACAAACTACTGGCATACCCGCCAATAAAAATCACACCTTCGTTGATCATCGTGTCTTTCACTAAATTGTAGAGGGTATCATTTAACTCGGGATTCCCTGTAAAATCTCTCATAAAATTTATTTGCGAACATTTGGGGTTTTCTTTCAAGGGATGATTTTTGTTTAATAAAAGAAGTCGCTTGTATACTTTTTCCCAACGGCTCACATCGCCATCCGGCCGTGAAAGTTCATTGTATATTTGTAGGCGCAGATAATCTGGCGGGGCATATGAAATACCGTCTTTTCTTATGGAATGTTTTATGAGGACTTTGAAAATTTTCGGATCCAATTGCGTAATATCTGCTATCGGTATAAAATTCACAAACACTTTATAAGTTTCTTTGTGCATACCTGAACGTACTTCGACATCATCATAACCTTGATTCGCATAAATATCGGCTAATTCTTTGGAATGTTTTAATGCTATGGGAGAGAAAAAATCATAATCAGGAATTTCAACATCCTTATTGTAAAACTGTTCACTTGCGGGTAATATATTGTTAATAGCAGTACCACCATAACAAACGACTTTTTTTCTGCGCATAAAATCTTCTAAAATTTTTATAATAGTGATAATATCATTTGAAATTTTAATTTTTGTGCCTAATTTCGTTTCTGCTACATGAACTGCGTTATGTAGTAATTCCATTTCTTTTTCTTCAAACGTTTCTTTGCCCATTTAATATAAAGGGAGAAAGAAATTACAAGATCAATGGTTTAATCCCGTCTAATACTGGCGTTGTTCTGTTTTCATAAGAATAGTTCGGGTTTTGAGGTGGTGGTTTCACTATAAATATCGGAATATAACGGTAATCATCCGGTCGCAGTATAAACGCGGAACCTGCGTCATCAAACATTTGCGTGTATCTCTCCATATAAGGGTCAAAATTTTGAAAAGACATAGCAACCATTTGACAGCCATAAGACATGGCTACATCAGATGAATAATTATTATTGGTAGCCGATAAGTCTGGCAAGACAATGGTCATGTTTGGCTTGTTGTAATTTGTCAATTCATTCGCATCGGGACAAAATTTAACCGCCGTAAAACGTAAATTTCGAACAAACATCGAATTACTCGCAATATTTACGTATTCGTTCAACTTAGTGCTCATAAAAAGCGGATTGGATTTATCAACCATGATGATGACTTTGCCCATTAAATTGCTGATAGGCCCATAGCTACCAAGATTTCGTCCAGTGCTTTCATAACTGAATCCTTTACCTAGCAACCGGTCTGATAATGTATTATATAATATCATGGACATTTGTTCATGAAGGTCGGGAATATTGCTCATAATACGAAAATGTAAAATTAAAGGGTCATTTGCGTTCGGGCAAGTATTGCCGGAAAAAGCATAAGTAGATACGATTGACATGGCATTCGCAAAAGCGATATTATTATAGGACTCTTTCACATTGAAATCTGATTTACCGGAGACGGCAACGACCGGGATATTGTTGACCGAATAGATTTCAAAATCCAAACACCGGGCACCCTGTTTAATACAATTTTTCAAAGCACATAAATTTACAAAATCGTTTTTGAAATTACCACCGGAGCAGCAATTGTAAGCTGTTTTTATAAAATAATCACGTAATTTATACTGATAAATGGGGTTCGTTGAATTTATACTGCTGATAAGAGGAAAATTCGAATACAATGATGTTAGTTTTTTACAATTCTTTGTGTTTAAGGATAATTTATTGTAACACCACAAAGCCATTATGAAAAAAATACAGCCTAAAAGAATAATCATCAATTGAGTAATTTTGTCAGCGCCGCCCAACTCTCCTAGTGTTTTTATTCCACCGGCACCTTTATCGATGATAGATTTCGTAAAAGACAATGCCTTACCCGTTCTTACTTTTCGCGCTAATTCGTCTGTTTTTGCGCCCACCATTTGCCCAAGCTTAGAATCTGTTATTGCCCTGACACCTGATTCGCCAACATGTTTTACATCGGTTAATGCGTTTTTTACACCTTGGGGCGCATTTTTTTTAGCAAATTTCGCTGTTTCATTAGCTACAACTATATTAGCATCAACGGCGTTCAAACTCATAACTTATATTAACAAGCCATTTTTATTTATTCAATAAAAAAATATATAGTGTTGAAAAAATACAAAAAAAATAGAGTTAAAAAATATAGAGTTAAAAAATATGTATTAATATATACAAAAGCGATGCCTGGTGGTTTATTAAATATAATTTCATATGGAAATCAAAATATTTTCTTAAATGGTAATCCATCCAAGACTCTATTCAAATGTAAATACGCTAAATATACAAATTTTGGTTTACAGAAATTCCGTATCGATTTTGATGGTTTGCGCACATTACGGCTCAATGAATCGTCACAATTCAAATTCCGAATATTGCGTTATGCCGAATTATTAATGGATACTTATTTAGTTGTATCCTTACCAAATGTATGGAGCCCAATATTGCCACCAGGTAGTGTACCGGGTCAAGCACAATGGCGGCCTTATGAATTTAAATGGATTAAAAATTTGGGGACCCAAATGATTAAAGAAGTACGTTTCACTATCGGTGGGCAAATCATCCAACGATTTTCCGGTGATTACTTACAAAACTTGGTGGAGCGTGATTTTGATGAGAGTAAGAAAAAACTTTATTATAACATGACTGGCAATGTGCCGGAATTAAATGACCCGGCCAATTATGGCACAAGGACAAATGTTTATCCCAGTGCGTATTATGATGGGTCGCAATTAGGTACCGAGCCTTCGATACGTGGTCGTAAACTCTATATTCCAATTAATATTTGGTTTACTTTAGCGGCAAAAATGGCCTTTCCTTTAATTAGTTTACAATACAATGAACTCTTTATTGATATAGAAATGCGCCCTGTAAATGAGTTGTATGTCGTGCGTGATGTCACCTCGATTGATATGAATTATCAACAAGCAAATCAAACAGAAAGTTTATTTCAATTCTATCGATTTATTCAACAGCCGCCTAATCCACAATTGGATTATACCAATGCGGATACGCGGACGAATTGGGCCGCCGATGTACATTTAATCACCACTTATGCTTTTCTCACTGAAGATGAAATGAAAATTTTTGCGGCACAAGACCAAAAGTATTTAATAAAAGAGGTTTATGATTATTCTTTTCCGAATGTCACTGGTAGTAAAAAAGTATTGCTCGAAAGTTTAAGTATGGTGGCAAATTGGATGTGGTTTTTTCAGCGTAGTGATGCTTATATGCGGAACGAATGGTCCAATTATAGTAATTGGCCTTATGACTATTTACCCTCTGATTTAAAGAATCCATTGGCACAAAATGGGTTTGCGCAATTAACCTTACCCTATGGCAATTATACCCCGGCAATAGACCCCTCAGGTGTAGGTTGTTTTTATGGTCAAG